ACACTGAAAATTTGACTTTTCAATTCAGAATATTCGGAATTTACCATAATCTCACCTACCTTTTAGTGTTTTCAAATATTCTGAATTGAAAAGTCAAATTTTCAGTGTGTGTTCTAAATGTAACCCATCCCAGTATATAAAAAATTTTTGAGCAGGCTTGGTACGGGAGGGGTTAACGCTCAAACTTCTTCCACCAATCATTAATGTAATCTATCCAAGCAATTGGTTTTCCACTCTGTGTCATTCTTTCTAAGCAGACTTCCTTTGTGCTTTCGCAATAAATTAATTCAGCTCCAAGTTCTTTGGCCAGCCTTTCACGTTCATACTTATCTGGATAACCTCCGATAACATATGCGTCATACCATTGTCCATACCTCATCTTGATTTGTTCTAACATGCTATCTCTTAATTTAAATACATTGAATCTAACATTCTTTGGCTTTATATATTCAGGCTGTCCAGTGATTGCAGTATAGATAGCATCAATGTCAAGCACGATGTCGCCGTATTGCATTAACTCTGAAACAATTGTATTCTTTCCAGACAATGGACTGCCGTATACGATATATACATTTTGTTTATTACCAAACCTTCTGTGTTCCTTGTTGTGGCATTCTTTACATATGATCTCAACATTGTTTGGATTAAGTGATATGTTTACATCATCAACATTGTCTTCAGTTAGCTCAATGTTCCAATGATGTCCTATTAACCCGCTGAACTTAAGTGGCTTGGCTCCACATCTTTTGCACTTACCTTCTGCTATAATTTTTAAATTATAAGATAGTTCTCTCCACTCTTTAGATATATAAAAGTTGTGTACTTTGTCCATATCATCACCAATATTTCTTATCATCTATGGTCTTGTCATGCTTGAATTTATCTTCATCTAATTTCTCTTTGTTAGCATTACGCCTCCATGAAGCTGGCTTCCTGTTGTTTAACCATATAGCAATGGCTGTTGTGTCTGGTGGAATAAAGATATCCACCTTAACTGTTTGAACAGTTTCTCTCTCACATCTTCGCCCTTCTTCATCCCAGTAAATTTCTTTACACTTAAATGCTCTATCTTCTTGCGCATATGTTCCAACGCATTTTTTATATAGACTATTTTCAACGTTATAATCCACTAATTCTTTTCCGCTTTTTAAGGCTTCTCTTAACTCTGGATATTTTTTCTTATATTCCTCAAGTGTTGATACCGCAATATTTAGCTTTTTCGCAATGTCTTTTTCTAATAATCCATCTCTGCACCACATTGTTATTAAAAACAATTTGCTTTCAACCTCAGCCCATTTGCTTTTCAAATTATCACCTACTCGTCTTTATAGTTGCGACGTCGCAACTCTCACATGACTGCTGCCAGAAATGCTTCATCGCTTCACTGTTCCGTCACTTCATTCCCTGCCTCACCATTTCTTTCGCTTGCGCTCTATTTCATCTTTTCTTTTGCATCGTTCATCCGGACGCTTAATATACATCTTGTTTGCAGATGTAGTACTCTCTGCTATTATCTTGCCGCATATATTTGATTTGTTATAATTGCAAAATGCACAGTTCATATTGCTGCCTTTCCTTCAGGAGGACCATGACTCTATGTTTCAAGTCATGGCTTTATAATAATTTGATTGTGGGCAATAAGAAGAGCATCCTGCCATTGTTGACAAGACGCTCTTCTTTTAGGGGAGTTATATGATTAATGAAACAACACAAAACCATTTTTATGACTGCTGCCATTTGGTAAGTTATTTACCTCATCGGCTGTTTTTTGATACTATCACAATAACACGGTTGCGTGTATCATTGTGTATCATCATTATATTTTTATGTGTTTTAACCCAGAAGCATGTATCCTATGTATTTGAGCCCATTCATATTTTACAATTGTGCACACATCTTCCCACTGGAATCCATTGATATATCTTTCTGTTAATACTTTTTTTTCGGTTTCATCCTCTAGCATTTCAATGGCCCTAAATACTTGCATGTAGATGTTTATCTGATCGTATCTCGCCTTTTTCATCATCGTAAACAATTCATCGTATTTGGCAGCGTATCCAGATAGGTCTTTACTATCTCCCTGTGCCATTGGCATATCTGTTATGATTTTACTCCCAGGAAACATTTTGCTGGATTCAAGATTTTTAATTTGTTCTTCTATCCTGGTCACAGCTGCTTTGCATTTTATATATTGTTCTAGATATTTCTTTTTTTCATTGCTGCTCTTCTCCTGCAATAACTTCTTCCCCCTTATATTTTTCACAATATGGACTGTTTCTGCATTTAATCACTATTTCTTTATGGTCTGTCATAAAATGTTTGTTTTGTAATGTTTCTACAGACAGATCAATCCCTTCACATTCACCGCAACATTCTTTAAACTCAACTGTCAACATAGTCTATCTCCATTCCTGCTGCCACAATTGCTTGAATTGTGTTAATGAATTAAATTTACTCCTTCCTATCGTCAAACAATATACACACGCACCTGCAACCGTTTTTTATATATTCTCTTTTATTTTTAGCATCTAAATTTAGCAGCTCATTAGAAATAAATTCTTCAACTGTTGTTTTTGCTAGGTCAGAGAAGTAAAATTCTGTGTTCATTGGATGATACTCTGAATATATACATTGCAATGTAATAAATCGTTCAGTCGTATATTTCATTTCTTCAATTGTCTCGCGAATAGTTTTAGGCTTTTTTACTTCCTTTTCTTTAAATTCAACCATAATTATTCTCCTTATCGTGGATATTACCAATTACTTCTATCCTATCCATATAAACAGATTTATCTTGCATGAAGTGCCCTACGCCATCCCATATATTACTCCAGGATTTACAACCATCTTTTTCATAGTATGTGGTAAATCTTCCATTATGGAATACTATGTTTTCAATAAATTCATTCTGGCTTGCATTGGCATAGTGGGTTTTTACAATATCACCTACATATATTTTTTGTCCTTCTGGGTACTCTTCTGTTCTTTTGCAATCACGAAGTCCTATGAATTGTCCTACCGTTTCAGGATCTACAAGAAATTCACCTTCTGCAACATCAGAAAATATTCTGTTTTTGTCTGATAAATATCCATATATCCATGGTCCATCTAAATTTTTGTTTTTGGCTAATACATGTACGTGTTTTCCTCTAAATTCAATTTGCATATTTATCCTTTCTACGAGTATTATCGAACTCGTTCAGTCCGTTATACTCATTTAACACATTGCATATATGTTTCGACATCTCGCATTCAGCGCAAATATCTTCCAGTTCATCCTGTGTTATCACCGTGTCTGATACGTTTTTTGGATGAATGCATACCTTATCGCAAATAAATTCAGCTAGATCTGTTGTAATTTTATCCATATTGGTTTGTTCAGCTTTTTCATTTATCATTTTAATTCTCCATTCTATGACTGCTGCCATTTGAAATTGATTGCTTACTCATTCTGAATCGAACTTCCTGTATTTGGTGGATTGGCTCCGCATTTCGCTTCTTCTACATCCACTGATGGCTGGTAGCCATTTCCTTCGATATGCTCTTTTGTCTTCTTCTGCCGAACATTTTTTATAGCAATAGGCCTTACTGTATTTACTATGGCTTCTGATACCGCTGATTTAACATCACTCTTGCTGACGGCTATATTACTAATTTCCCTTATTTGATCTGCGCTTGCTTCAAGTATGGTTTCAGTTTTTCTGTTAAAGTTTTCATTCATCTGAAGGAGTAATTTAGTATTGTCTATTAATACATTTCCCAGACACTCAGAAAGATTCAGGTCTTTTAGTATTGCTTCTAATTGTTTTAATTCATATATTTTCGTCTTGACTGCTGCTTGTAATCCTATTGTGAATATCTCTTTTGCCAGTATATGGCTTTCATTTCCGAGTGAATAAGGTATGATGCTACTCATCCATGAAGAGTTGAATTTTATATCACCATTCTCGATATAAACATAATTGGCATCCTTGTTCTCTCCGCCATTGTCTATTCTCACTGCAAATAATGGTTTTCCGTTTCTATTTATCATGATTTCTCTTGTTTCAATGTCTTTGCTCATATATTCCCTTCTATGGCTGCTGCCATATCGCCTGTTTACTCAACACTTCTTCAATCATCCTGTCTGTATTCTGCCCCAGCATCACGCAATTACCATGCGATATATGCGACTTCCAGGCTGTATAGGACTTATCAAGCTCTTTTTGGTCAAGTGTTCCTGCTTTTACTAACTTTGCCATCTTCCTGTATTTCCTTACTGCATTGCGCTTGTTTTGATTCTTTAGCTTTCTTATTGTTTTTCCAGAAGGAGTTATATACGTGTGAAAGCCGGTAAAGTTGATTCCGTTTTTAAATGGCATGATTTGTGTTTTTCCATTGAGTGTTAACCCTAACGTGGTGATAAATTCTTTTATATCTGCTAAACACTGTTTGATATAGTTTCTATCCTGGTGAATTAAGTAAAAATCATCCATATAACGGCCGTAATATTTAATCCCAAGCTCGCCAGTGATGAAGTGATCTAATCCATCCATAAAGAGTAATGCATATACCTGGCTAGTCTGATTACCTAGTGGAAGCCCTGGGTTTACCGTGCTGTCTATTAGTAAGTTATTTAGCCAGATGATATCCTCATCACCAAAATAGTAATCTATAATATCTTTTAATTTTTCGTGTTCGATGCTATAAAAGAATTTTGAAACGTCACATTTTAATATCCAGCCGGTAATACCGTGCTCCTTATAAAAACTTTGCATATCTTCTGAAAGACAGTTGAGCCCATACAGTGTTCCTTTGCTTATTTGACCTGCATAATTGTGAGAAACGAACTGTTTACTCAACTTTGGTATCAATACGCTGTCGCATAATACATGTTGTACTACCTTATCCTTGAAAGCACACGCCTTGATTAGTCTTTCTTTTGGCTCATATACCATGAACTCGCTATATTTGTTTATGGTATAGGTTTTTGATTTCAGTTGCTCTTTTAACATTAGAACCCCGTTTAGTGAACTGATCTCAAACCTTGCAGAGCTGCCTTTAAATCCTTTACCGGCTTTTGCCTTTTTATAGGCTCTATAGATGTTTTCATAATTTGTGACGTTTTCAAAATCTTTCATGTTTCTTTTTTACCTCTTCAGGAAGGTTATGCGCTCTTTTGTATCTATGGCACTGATTTCGTGTGTTATCTACTCTGACTGGCCGTGTTATACAGAACGGGCGAACCGCATTGTCGTTGTTGCAGTTGTTGTTATCGATGTTGCCGTTGTCGGAAACGCAACAAACTATCAGCGCATAACCTAAATGTTTACTTACTTTGTTTTCTCCAGGCGATTGTCATAAATTTAATGTCGCATACCATCTTTGACCAATATTCCATGCTATTAAAATCTAATAGACCAATTTCTTTAGATAGCTCGATGTAAAACAGTAGTTCGTCACAGTATAGGATTGCTTTTGTTTGTATCTCTTTTCTTTCTTTCAGATCCTGTGTTACCAGTACTCTGTTTGCTTCTAGTAGATTTTCGTAAATATCCATGCTCTTTAACTGGATTCGGTCTACTAGGGAAAATCTGTATTTTTTCGGGTACCTGGTGCAATTTGATGTAATCCTATAACTGTGTTTTACTAGCTCCATTGATTTTGTAATTACCTGTAGTTTTTCTGTATCACTCATGATTCAAAGATTGAAGAATCGAAGATACAGAACGGGCGAACCGCACAGCCGCTGATGCAGTAGTTGTAATCGACGATGCCGAAGCCGGAAACGCAACAAACTGATGTCGTGTAATCATTGCATTCTGTTGACCACGGAGTTGCCAGCCACCACCATTTGTCCATATTTGGAAGAATATCCCTGTTTTTTCTGTACTGATCCACGGTAAGAAGTGATACTTTATCTCCAGTTAATGAATCATATTCTTTTTGTCCATCCAAGGATAATAAGTCAGTGGTAATTGGATATATTTTATCTTCTCCGATATTTTTAATTATTTTGTAGAAATCATCTGTTAAGTATTTTCGAATCTGGCTGACTGCATAATTGTTAGAGTCGCTGTCAAATCTCATTGTTTTATCAAAATTCTTTAAAAGGCAATGAATCTTGTTATCCTCTATTTCTAATACCAGCCACTCTTTTCCTGCTACTTTTACTGTGTCCCCTCTTTTTATGGGCTCCTTCTCTTCTTTCTTGATTTCACTCAACATTTCCTTGACTCCGTCGAGTGCTTTTTCTATCTTTGATACTCTTTGCTGTAATGTCATGTATTATTCCTCCGTAGATACTAAGATATTAGATTTTAAGATACAAAGCGGGCGAACCGCACTGCCGCTGTCGCAGTCGTTGCAA